ATTATTTTTGCAGAATCTAATCGACTAAAATTGAGTGTTCCTGTCGGCTGGAGTGAACTCGTCGATAAACAAAAACAATATAAGAAGAAATCGGGGGACGTAACAAAGTTTGTGTGGTAATAATTCATAACGTCTATAAAGTGTGGTTTTGCCCACTTGAAATTACCTATATCTAAACCGTTTATTTCGATTTTGATTTTATTAGTGGTTGATGTTAATGCGCCTTCGGTGGTTGTATCGGAAGATGCGAGATACTTGACTGGGTGATTAAACGTGAGTTCTTGTGAAAGTTCATTCGATGGAATACTTTTTTGAACCTGTGTGATAATTAAATTATGGTTACGAGATACAAGGTTACCGCGTTCTTCATTATCGAGGTAATAATAATTTGCGTAACACTCAAAATTATAATCCCCCGCGTTTGTTCCCCAATGTATACGCAATTCAACGTTATGGTATTGTAAAGCAACTATGGGTAAAGCGCACTGTGCACCTTCACAAAAGAAGAACCTGAATGGGTAAAAGTAAGAACGTGCGCTTACACCCGGATGTGTACCATTTGCACTTTTTGATACGTTTGTCGCAAACGTATCGATTGCTATTTTTTCTGTAAAAATGGCATCTTGTGTATCGATAACCTGTCCACCAATGAGAAGTTCCACTTTGTCTATAAGTGTATCCCACCTTTGAATATCAAGTGCTTGTGTATTATTATCAATTGTTAGGTACGTGTACCCTAACATATCACCTGTTCGATCAAAACGAATAGATGACATAGAATTAGCTTTCACCGCTCCCTGAATAGTCTGTTTTTCAACGGCTTGTGAAAAGTTAGAATGTCGTTTAAACGTTGACGTAAAAAAAGATATTTCTGGTTCGCCCATAATGTGTTCGTCTTGAGCACCAATTGCTATGAGTTGAACAATACCAGATGACATTTATAATAAGAAAAGGTTAAAAATACAAGTACGTGACGCCCTGAAATAATTAATAGGCTAGGTTTCTTTTCTTGCAGACAAATTTAAAAACAAAAACAGCGTCCCCACATGCAGCTGCGTCACCATCCTGTTTATCTAAATTAAAAGTTAATCTATCGAGTTTACGAATTGGGTTGTAATATTGTTGGATAATTGGATATTCGTTTCTGAAGAATACTGCTTTCTGGGCGCTACTCGCAGCGTGTAATGTGTGTTCACATATAATTGTTCCGAAAACGCCGTTAAGGTGATTATCATCAGCAACATCAAGATCCTTTTTACCTCTTTGAGTAAAAAAACTTCTGAGTTCTTCTATACCAATGTGTATACACCTCTGGGCATCACCCGTTGTATTAATACTTGCGGCGAGTAATTGAGCCTGAACAACATTTTCTAATGGGGTTGGTAAATGAAGTGTGAAATCTGTATTATCTGAACCATGATCCAAATTATCGAGTATAACCGTATGGTGTTCGTATTCAAAATCGGGTAAAGTGGATTGACTAGTCACTAAAGCCATTTATATATACTGGAGATTTTACTTCATCTTGTAACTCGCTTGTTCGCGAACAAGTTTTTGTCCGTCGCATACACCACCCTTACTGTCGGAGTAATAAGCGGTACTCAAACATTCTTCGGTCGATGGAATATCGAAGAGCGAACCTGTGTTGACGGTTTCGATTTCGACCTCTTTGCCCTGGTACCCACTGGTACGCAACATGGCGAGGACACATAAGAGAACGATGACGATGACGATAGCTCTGATCGTATTTGTGTTGGTAGCGTTAAGTTTCATTTATAGTGAAACAACATTTTTTATAAAGTGCGTTAAAGAGTTTAGAATAGTTTCAACATAAAGAGTAATGGACGGTGAAATTATTCTTGATCGTAAAAATACGAATGTTATGAAACTTGATGACGGTGAACAGGCCCTGATGAACGAAATTGAGATTGATGTTCCTCGACCTCAGCCTGTAAAAAAACAAATTTCACAAATGAAAACACAGTTTGTACCACCACAACCACAGGTTTTCCAGGAAGATATTGATTCTTTTGCTAATCCAAATAAACAAACACAACCATCTGCACCTCCACCAGAAGCACCTGTTGATTATCACGAATACGATGATGAACCCGAGATGGACTACGGGGGCGGAGGTGGTGGATACATGATGGAAGAAGAAGAAAAACCATCACCGGGGTTCAAGACGATTGACGAAGAGAAGGCGGATCTCGTGAATAAGCTTGGACGTTTAGAAAAAAAGGGGTTTACTGTAAATAAACGTCTGAATGCATATTCCCCTGTAGACGAACTTAGAAACGAAGTCAAGCGAATTACATATAGTATAGATGTAGATAAATCGATTAAGTTTTCGAGACGTATGCTTATTGCATGCACAACAGGTCTTGAGTTTATGAATAAGAAGTATAACCCATTTGAAATTCAACTCGACGGGTGGTCCGAAAACGTTATGGAAAACGTCGACGATTACGATGAAGTATTCGAAGAACTGTACGTGAAATACAGATCTAAAATGCACGTCGCTCCAGAAGTCAAACTCATTATGATGCTTGGGGGATCAGCAATGATGTTTCATTTAACGAATAGTATGTTCAAATCTGTCATGCCGAACATGAACGATGTCATTAAACAGAACCCAGGACTCGTCCAAAATATGATGACGGCGGTTCAGAACACAGTTCCAAAGGCGCAACAACAGGAACAGTCATCGACACCAAGTACTGAACGACACGAAATGCAAGGCCCCGGGTTCGATATTTCGAGTCTTATGGGTAACATTATGATGCCACCAACACCACCCATGAATACGACGAGTATACCAGCACAAGAACCAGCTACGGTAGTAGAAGATGACGATGACGATATTTCGGATATTGCAGAGGCGCCAACTACAGCTGACGTCGAAGGTGGTGAAGAAGGTGACGGTGAATTGCGTGAAGTTAAAGTTACTCAGACCAAGGGTAAACGAGGACGAAAGAAAAAATCGGTCGAAATTAATTTATAAATTATAGTATAGATGATAGGTTACTGTCCATTAGACGAAGATCCTATTGAAAGACCGAGACCTTCACGAGAAGTATCAGTCCCAGTCCAGGAGAAGCGTAAGATTTCTACTGGTAGAGGAGAAGATACGGAGTGTAATTATGTTGTTTTGTTCTTTATTGCGGGTGTTTTCGCCTTAGCAATCATGGACACACTCCCATCACGAAAGTAAATAAACTTTCTACCATTCTGACATTTTCCAGAATGGTAAAAAAATTAGTTGTTTTCGAGTGCGGTAACGCGCGTTAATAGATCGGCGACTTGTGTTTGTAACGTCGCGACTTTCGTCTTTTCAGCTTGTAATTGTCTATCTACTTCCTGTAAAGCCGCAGTTGAAACTGCCCATATAGCATCTTTATTTAAATGGTTAAAATTACTAACTTGTTCACCGTGTATATACGCACCCGTAACATTACTAAACGTATCGCTATTTTGTATTGTTATGACATTACTTCCTGAAAATGTGAGTACGGGTACAGTGAGGTATTTATTTTTATCCGTCGTAATGTTTATGTTTGACGTATTCGATAAAGTTAAACCTTCGACCGCGGTATCTAAACGAAGTTCGAGTACGTTACTATCACTCGTAACACTTACGTTTGAGTTCGTGAGTATATTTGGAATATCACCTGTGCCTACCGTAACAGCGTACGGTAAAACGTTTGAGACTTCTTGGGCGATAAAACCGTATACGTTACTCGTCCCTCTCTGTTTTTCATCGATATAATTGTATATTTTGGGTTCGAGAAGACGGATTTTGTCGAGTGCAGAACTATCGTTTATATCGACAACGTTCTTTTTTATTCGACTATCTGAATACGCATTAAACTCTGTAGAAGCAATTCTACCAGTTGCATATATAGAATAAGGGTTCGAGTCAGTAGCTGTACCAGTTGGTTCTGAATTGTTTAAATAACCATACGATAAACTCTGATTAGCACCTCCCCCGTTTACGACAAGTTTTGCTTGCGTTGGTGTATCTGTACCTATACCAACACTTGCAGTCGGACTTAATATGATATTATCTTCGTTTGAACCCGCGGCGTCATTTTCTGTTCCAAATATGAGACGACTTTTTTCGTTCGTACCACTCGTCGAATCTTCATATTGTATGTACCCATAATCAGACCCGTAATTTTTTTTACTTGGAAAAATAATACACGACGAACCACCCGAATCACCGTGTTCTAATACGAGTGTACCATAACCGGCAGAGTGACTTGATCCCGTCGACTCGTGAATGTGTAAAGGACCTTTTGGAGTCTGTATACCTATTCCCATATGATTGTTGACAAACACGTTTGAGGATGCTACGCCGCTCGTAGTAACAATTCCCG